CACCTCCATTGCCTTTCCGAGCGCCTGGCTGAAGCTCACTCCCCCGGTTATCTTTTTGAACAGGGTATCAGCCTTCTCATATATCCGCCCGAATGCATCGCCGAGACGTTTCCCGGCAGCCCCGAGTGCTTCCATGACGGGTTCGAACGCCCTCTTAAGTCCATTTATCCGGTCCTGGATGAAGTCGATGACATACCTTACCTTCTCCTGGATACCTCCCCAGTTGTTCGTCCAGGCCAGGTAAAACACGGCGACCGCTGCGACCACCGCACCGATGACAGGGATCAGGGTCCCGAGCGTAATCCCGAGCCCGGCGATTCCTCCCGCCGCCCCTGTGGCTCCCACTGTGAGGGATCCGGAGAGTACTCCCGAGAGCCCGGTCATCGCTCCACCGAGCAGGGTTGCAGCCGGGCCGACCGCACCCATGATGGTCGGCAATGCCATGATGAGCGGGCCAAGCGGGATGAGTGCCTGCCCGAATGTGAGGAATGCACCGATGAGTCCCTGGAGTGGGTCTGGTAGATGTTCGATGATTCCCGCGAAGGTGCTCATGGCATCCGCGGCCATGAGGGTGTAAGGGACCATCGCCTCTCCGAGCGCGACCTTCGCCGCGTTCATCTTATTGTTAGCAATTTCCAGTTTGTTGCCGGTATCCTCCATCTTGGCGTTATACTGGTCCTGGATGAACGTCGCATCTCCCATAGCGGCGACGATATCGTCGAGGGCTGATCCCGCCGTGCCTGCTGCAGATGCCTCCCTCATCAATGCGAGTGCGGCATTGATTGACCGCTGCCCGAACAGTTCTCCGAGTTTGGTATTCTTGTCAACCGTCCCGGCATGCCGCTCGAAATACCGGTTCAGGTCTTTCATGATCGGGATCATGCCCCGGAACTCACCGGAATTATCCGCGACGGCAATCCCCATCTCCTTCATGAGTTTGATGGTCTTTTCCTCGGTGAGGTTCATCATGACGCCACGGAGCGCCGTTCCCGCCGTGGATGCATCAGTAAACGCGCTTTGAATCGCGACGTTATACCCCGCCAGCTCCTGGAATGACATCCCGAGATTGGAGGCGACGCCAATGCTCATCATCATCTCCTGGAGGAGATCGTCAAGCTCGAATTTCCCGTCACCGACGGCCTTTGCCATGATCGCCGTGGCTTCCGCCGCGGTGAGTCCCTGGCTCTCGAAAATCTTGAGCGTGTTCGTCAGGGCCTCCGTGACGACATCGAGCTCGGCACTCCCGGCGACTGCGAGGGTTGCGGATGACCCAATCGTGTTATAGACCTCTTCTGCCGAGTAACCCACGGAGACCATGTTGTACATGGCCGCGGTGATCTCGTCCAGGCCGAGCGGCATGGTCTTGGAAAGGTCGAGGGCTTTCTGCTTCAGGAGGTCAAGATCGTCTCCAACAACACCGAGACCCTTGAGTTCTGTCAGCCCTTTTTCAAAACCGAGGAACGCCTTGTTGACGTCATCTGCCATTAGTTTCGCGGAGATCCCGATCCCGGTCAGGGCCGCACCTACCTTGACGCAGGCGGATTCCAGGTCGTGCGACATCCCAGTACCCTTTTTCCCGATACTGTCGAATGTTGCAGATGCCTGGTCAATCGCCCGGATCAGGATCTCAACCGAATTTACCATGTATCGTCGCTCCTTTTCGTTTCCCTACCTCTTCCCGCATGGCCATTCTCATCGTGTTCATCTGATTGATCGCCGTCATCAGGAATCGCCTCTGTCCGGGGGTAAGTTCCTGCTGGGTCTCGGCCAGCTTATACCCCAATTGATGCAGGGCGAGTATCGACTGCCCTTCCTCACTCTTTGCGAAAGTTGTCGATCTGATTCTCCATATCCGAGCTCGACCCCGACATCTCCAGGATCCGCCGGGAAACTTTCTTCACGATCCCGATGGGGCGCATCTGCCTGACCTCGTCTATCGTCAGTTTCGGATCAACCATCCCGCAGGACACGATGTACACTGACTGCTCGAACTCCGCCTCGGTGATCGTGCCCATGTCGACCTGCACGTTCATTGATTTGAACGGGTTGCCTCCCTTGCTCCCTTTTTTCTTGGCTTCTGCTGCCGCTTTCTTGAGTTCCTCCAGGGACCCCTCGGCCCTCATGGCTTTGAGCACGATCGCCTGGGAATGAAGGTACTCGCTGTCTGAAAGGGGGCGGAGGGAGATGACGCCCTCCAGGTCCTCGAAGAATACATCCTCGACCTTGTTCTTCCCGACCAGGATGTCCTCCCTGGTCAGTTTCCGTGGTGAGTCTGTCATGCCCACCCTCACGCAAGGGTCGTGGTATCACAGTAGAGTGATACCAGGATATCGGTATCAACCGTGCTCTCATCAGCGAGTTCCACATCCTCTTCGAGCATCGCCCGGATATTGAGGGTCTGGATCAGGCTGTCGCGTCCTGACGGCTGTGTGGTGATGCTTTCCAGGTAGACGTTCTGCAGGTTCATCGTCATGTACCCGACTTCCGCCCCGCCGTTGAAGGTGAGGAGGAGAGGGAACTCCGAAGATCCGGTATTCGACGGGACGCCGTCAGCACCCCAGAACAGGTCGAGATACGTCTCGTTCTCGAACTCCATCTGGATCGTGGCAGTGATGTCCCGGGCATTACCTTTGAACTTCGTGGGAAACCTGCTGCCCAGGTGGCGGCCCCGATCCGTGCTGATGTTGTTATTGAAATTCATCACCATACTGGTGACATTGGTGCTGACGTCCGATTCATTCACCGATGCGAGTACCTCGTAGAATGCAAGCGGGTAGTCTGTCGTCAGGGTCAGCTCGCTCACGGATTTCAGTGTTGCACTGGAATCCTTCTGCGCGACAATCCCGAGGTTCGCCATGACAAGCCCGGAATCTGCAGTCAGGCTTAATGTGTTGAAACAGCATCCGGCGAATACGTGCTCAAGCACGTCCTTCCCTGCCCGGATAGTGAAGGATTCCAAGTCGGGAGAGTTCCCACCGTAGAACTCGTGCAGTTTCAGCTCGGTCTCTGTCGGGCCAACTTTCTCGACCTCGATCACGGCCTCTCCTGCTTCATGATCATATACAAGCGGAGTGGTGAAACTCACGACATCGGACTCGACACTGGTCACAACCCGATACTCAATGGTTGACCCGATCCCGATGGAGATGATGTCATCAACCGCGATATCGGTCGGATCAGTGACGTCGATGTGGGTATCGGTTGCCGAGGCCGGGTTTTCTGCCTTGATGGTTGTCGATGCGCCTCCACTGACCGCACCCCAGGTGGGTGTGATCTCGACCACTTCGATTCCTGCGGCATGTGCGTACTTGGTCTCATTGAATATGGTCAGTTCGTTCGTCGACACGCTCTTGACCTGGACGACCTCAAAGTCATGGTCCGTCAGGGGATCCCCGATGCGGAGCACGTCACCGGGTTTAATTCCCGTTGCGGCTGTGACGTCAATGGTGGTGGCCTCTGCCGCGACTGGTGACCCTGTCGCAATGTCGGTGGACGCCCCTCCCGGGAGGTCGACGATGTCGCCGAGTTTGTATTTCCCGCTCGCCGCGGTATATACATACCCATCCAGGATTCCCCGGAGTAAGTATCCGATGGTGTTCAGATCAGTGGCATACTCGAAGTTGCCCTGCGGTACGTAATAGCCTGCACGTTTGCGGGCTACCATTCGACCCATCCCGCCGACCACGGAGATTTCCGCGTTGTTCGGGGTGTCGAGTGGGATGGAGCCCGGGCCCATATGGATTGCTGCGACCACAGCATCACCAAAGGCGGTCTCCTTCCCGATTCCGATATATCGGAGAATTTCAGTCATGTTTTCTCTAACCTCTTACGCTGAACAGGACAACGATAGTCGCCGATGCCCTGTAGTAATCACCTTCACGGTTCCACGGGCCCGCCGGGTCGAATTCGTCCGACCTGATATCCTTGACATAGGATAGGCTCATGTTCCGGGAGTTTGCTGTCAGTACCACGGCTCTTGCACGTGCCGCGAGATCGGTGGCGGTCTGGTATCCATCAGCCGGGATATCATGATGGATCATTCCATAGAGCGTGACCGGGAGTTCCCACCATTCCATGAGATTGAAGTTCCGGGCCTGCTGGTTCGAGACTTTCATCTTCTCCGGCACGATGTAGATCGCCGGGACGTCGGGTGCGGGCTCCGATCTGTCGCCCCGGGCGATGACCAGGACATCATCAAGTGATTTCCCGGCGGCCTGCTCGATGGTGAGATGCGATACGATGCCATCGAGGATCTGGTCGAGCGCGGTGGCAAGTGTCACGGTCGTCATGGTCAGGAGCCCCCGAATATCTTTGAGAACCACAACCATGCGGCGAGGAACCCTCCAGCGACGCCTCCACCCGCGCCAGCGACTCCCCCCGTAAGTCCCGCGCCGATCTGCCTCTCCTTCCACTTCTCAACATCCCGAAGTCGCACTTCCAGGTCGGTCTGGCATTTTTTGACCTCCTCAATATTCTCATCAATCCGTATGAGGAGGTCGTGATCGGACATGTTCTGGCGGTCGGTCATATCATTGCCTCGCGGATTGCCTGGTTTATGAACAGCGGGATCCTGCGGTTGGTCTCCTGGATGGACCGGTCAAGATACGGATGTGCCTTCGTCCCCCTCCTCACAATCGAGAGCCAGATCGGGAACCAGGGGAGACCCCGGAAGGACGCCCATTCTTTTATCGGTTTCATTGGTGGGGTGTGAGGTCTTGTCCCGGTATCGACATATTCCGCGTATTTTACGGGTGTGCCCACTGCCCACTGCCCTGACCCTCTCCGTTCCGATCGCCACTTCGCTTGAAGTTGCCCTGTCTTCCCTTTTGAAGAGTTGCGTCTCAAGTGGTTCTCAAGGTCCAGGGCCGCGAGTTCTGTCAGCCTGTCGGGGATTCCTTCCAGGCTGCCGGCGACTTTCTGGAGGTTTTCCATGTCGACGTCGATAGTGAACGCCACGGTTAATCAACCTCCGAGAAGAAGATCGGCATTTCCGCCTGGTCGAGCTGGAAATCCTTCATGACGGCATCAGCCCTTATGACGCTTTCCTGGAGGTCGGAATCGTCAGAACTTGACGAGTGTGACCCCGAATATGTCTGAAGGATCTTGCGATACTCAATCAGGTATGAGGTCTCTCCTTCTTTCCGCCTGACAGAATATCCATCTGCGGATGTCTGGATATACCCGGTCTGCCCTTTCTTGACCGCATAGAGATGTGCGATCAGGAGCGCATGGCAATGATCATACACAATATCGGGGAGACCCGGGTTCTCCATATCGAGCATGCTCTTGGCGACGGGAGAGAGGTAATCGAAGATCGCGGGCGTGAATCCCGACCCTGTTTCAGCGACGGTATACTCGGAGACCTGCGCGATCATTGCGGAAGTGACTGTCATGTGGGGATACCTCTCTCAAACCTCATGCATGCCCGCTGGTAACAAGCACGATTTTATTCCTCCCTCCTTCCCGAATCTGGCAGAAATGGACCTCCACGGTATCCGCGACTGCGTCCACGGCCTGCTTGAACTCCGCGTAGGTGTCGAATATCTCGGCGAGATAATTGGTCATCGCTCATCACTCCGCTGCCACCGTCACGGTCACCGTCCAGACTTTCCTGACCCCGCTCTCCGAGATGACCACGAACGTCACCGGGTCGGTATAATCAAGCTCCGTGCTCGCGCTGGTCACATACTCACCGTCGACCTTCGCGCCCCGGGCGAGGTCCGATAGGGTGAATGTCGCTACCAGTTCTGCCGGATCGGTGGCGAATGCGACCTCGATATCAACCGTGGCCGCCTCTGAATCGATGGTTGCCGCACCGGTCTGCTCGGCAAGTGAGAATGCCGAGATCTCTGCAGCATCGGATCCGAACGTCACCCGGCCGATCTTGTCCCGGCCCTTCTGCCTCACCGGTTCGACCCTGACGATGGAATCTGCCGGACATTCGGCGACTTCGGCAATGAGCTCCGATGTGGTCAGGAGAACCAGGGTGTTGTATGCGTCAGTCATGAGGAGTTTTCACCCCCTCATGTTTCCGCTACACGAACAGCCATCACGAAGACCTTGGCTGCACAATTGGTGTCCTTGACCGCTGTCACCCGGAGCGTGCCAGTCGCATTGATGGTGGAGTATGTCTCGTCAATCTTGCCGAACTGCTTGGTCACATAATGGGAGGCACCC